CTTCGCCTGGAAATAGTATTTGTCGGTGTTCTGCGTGGTGACCACGAAGCTGTAATCCCCAGCGGCAGCAAGCGCGGCCTTGGCCAGGATTTGGCCGGCGTCGTCGGTGTCGAGCGCCAACTGGGCGGTGATGGACCCTTCGTCAAATGCGCCTTTGAGTTTGCGGGTGCCGCCGGTGGCCAGTGGGACATAGGAGGCCAACTTGTATTCGCGGCCAAATTCGCTGATGTCAGTGATCTCGCCGATGGCTGTGAAGGTGAGCGCGGCATAGCCGGCCGCGTCAAAAGTGGCAGGCGCGGACGCGCAGATTTTGAGCGTGGTGCCGATTGAGGATGCTGCTGGCATGATGGTGTCCTTGATTGGTTTGGTTTAGGCAATGAGGTGCAGGGCGACCAGGCCGGTGGCGTCGGGGTAGGCGTTGCCGACGCGGTAGGTGCCCGCACCGGGGCCCGCGCTGACGACCAGCAGCAGGCCTTCAGGGCGGGCGGGAACGCTGCTCGCGGCCAAGGTAAAGGTGGGCGTGGAGCCGGCCGGGCCGAAGCCCGCTAGCCTCTGATCGTCATAGCCTGCGTCGAGGATGCCCGTGACTGGAACGCCGCCCAGGGTTGCGTCGGCGTTGGACAGCCGCGCAAATACGGCTGCGTTGACGCGGGCTTCCAGGGCGGCGAACGAGGCGGTCATGGGCTGAGTTGGCAGTGGTGGTTACGGGGCCAGGATGCCGGCCGCAATCAAGGCCGTGCGGATGGCGTTGGCGCGCGTGGCCAGCTCGGTGATGGCGTTGGCGACCGACGCGGTGGTGGGCGCGCCGGCGGCGGTGCCGCCTGCGTCCACCAGCACGGCGATGGTGCCGTCTGCCACTTCGCCGCCAGAGTTGTCAACCAGCGCAGCCAAGGCGCCTTGCGGGCCTTCGGCGGTGGAGGGAGCCGCACCGTTGAGGCGCACTGAGCCGGTGCTGCTGGGGTTGGCCGCAATGGCTGTTGCCACACCAATGAGCATGCCCAGCGTGCCGTCGGAGTCGCAACGTTTGTTGCTGTTGTCCCAGTAGATTTTCTGACCCACGGTCCAGGCTTGAGCGCTGGTTTTTGCCAGTGTGAAAACACCCTCAGCGGCGCCACGCACAGCGGCCCCGTTCTCTGCGTCGCCATGGGCTACAGCAAAGATGGACCCGACCTGGAAGCCGTCGCCAGAGGAAACAGCATAGGGCGCCAACAGGTCAAGGGTGTCGCCCTCTTGAACGTAGTTGATCATGCCCGCAGCACCTGCCGCGGAAAGGCCAAGGGCCACGTCGGGCGTCAAGAACGATGCAACGTCGAAGCCCGCAGCTTGGGCGCCGAACGAGATGGCGGCAACGGCGAGAAGCGCCAGCACCGTGAAGATTTTCGAGGTTTTCATTTCACATTTCCTTTCAGGATTGGGGGGAGCGTTTACAGCGGGCACGCCTTGCGGCGCGCCCTTGTCATCAGGCCGTGGCCTTGAGCAGGCCGCGATGGTCAATGGCCTTGGCTGCGAAGTCGAGGCGGCATTTGTAGGAGACGCCATCGGTCTCGAAGCCGATTTCGGACTCAATGACCGGGCCTTCGGCACCGTCGAGGTAGCAGTACTCGACCGTGTCAACCTGGCTGTTGCTGGCGGCCAGGTACCAGGTGGTGGAGCTGTTGGCGTCGAGCACGGGCTCCACCACCGGGGTCACAGCGGTGCGGCCACCGACGCGGAATTCGTTGATTTCCGCCTTGGTGCTGGGCACGTAGTTGGCGCTGGTGAGGTTGTAGGCGGTTTGCTCCAGCGCGGCCGGCACAATGAGAAAACCAGGTGCCAGGTTGAGCTCTTCGGACTGCAAACCCTTTTGCAGGCGCATGGCGGTGCGACCGGCGCCCAGGGTCGTGATCGTCAGCGCGCTGGTGGTCAGCAAGTTGGCGTGCGTGGCGTGGAACAGGGCGACCGTATCCGCCAGCGCCGCGTTGGCGGTGAGCTGGGCGTAGACGGTGCGGTTTTCAAGCCGGCGGGCGGCAAAGCCGAACGCTGTGACAATGCGCTCAAAAGCACGCAAGTCATCATTGACGATGGCCTGACGCGTGAGGCTGACGATGCGGCCGTAGGTGAGGATGCCGTAGGTCTCGCCGCCGTCGGTCATGCTGCCGTACTTGAACTCACCGGCCTCATTGGTTTGCAGCAGGTCCGGCGCACCGGCCATTTGCACCACGCTCATGTTTTTGAAGTCGGGTGCGTTGGGCGCGCGGCGTGCCCACAGGGCGTAGGTGCCAGCGTTTTCGTCATACGCGCTGCGCAGGCGCTTGTTGGCGACGTTGGCAAACAGGGTGGAGAAGTCGCTGGTGCCCATGGGGCCGCCGGCGCGGAAGTTGAGCATGCGACTGGCCAGGGTCATGCGGTCCAGTCCACGCGTCTGCACACCGTGCGCTTCCAGGAACTCGCGGCCCATTTCGAGCAGGCTCATGCCCCGGTACTGGCGACCGTTGTCGTCGAGCTTGGTGCTGGCGGCAACGCGGTGCAGGATGGCTTGCTCGATGCCGGCCATGCGGACGGTCATCTCGTCTTGCACAGTCTCGATGCGACCGATGTTGCGGTGGCCGCCGGAGGCGCTGTCGCGGCGGGCCAGTTCGTCAAGCACGGCGCGGCTGGCTTGCTCCACGGTGTTGCCGGCGCGGATCATGCCGCCAGCGAGCTGGGGCACGCCGTGGCGGGCGCACAGCTCGGCAATGTCGGCGGCGCGGGTGTCGGCAGCGGCGGGAGCGGCTGCAGGCGCAGGGGTTGCGGGGGCCGCTGCGGTGGCTGCGGGCGCTTGGGTTTGTTCCGTGGCGGGGGTGCCGCCGGCGGCGTTAGTTTGTCCAGGCATGGAGCGATTTCCTTCTGTGGTTGAGGTTGCGGCGGTAATGCCCACCGTGGGCGGGGTCGAGGGCGGAATATTGGCGTTGGGGGCGCGGTGTTCGGTGATGGCGCAGGGGTAGCTGCGGACCTCATGGCCGGCGGCGTCTTGCAGGCGGCCGGCCACGCTGCGGACCTGGCTGTCCATGTCGGCAGGGATGGGGGTGAGGCTGACTTCCATGGGCGTCCAGCGGGTGACGCGGTAGGTCCACATGCCGGTGAGTTCGGCCGGGGCGATCATTTCAATAGCGTCGCGCACGTAGCCGACCGAGACGTTGCGGATGACGCGGTCTTCAAGGTCTTGCACGATGCCACGCACGCTCTCGCGGCGGCTGAGTTGGCTTTGCACAACGCCCTCGCCGTTGCTGATGGAGGGCTGGTCGCACACACCGATCTGGTCTTCGAGGCTCCAGGCGCTATGGCTGTTCAGGAGCGGGGCGCCGCGCACCAGGCGCTCGGTGTTGATGGCCTCGGCTGAGACCTCTAACTGCTCGATGTAGTAGCGGCCGTTTTGCCAGTCGAACCGGCGCACAGGGGCGCCCGTGGTAAAGACAAGTTCAAAGCGCGCGGCCGGGGCGGCCTCGCCAGCACCGGCGTCGGCGCGGGTGACGTTGCGCACTTCCATTGGCAGACCCACCAGCGGCATGTCTGCGGTACGGGTCAGGGTGGTGTTTTGCTGAGGCATGGCGCGTATGGTGGACGCCGCGCTGTCTCATTTCCCGGAAAACTGAGACGATTTTTAGATCAGGCCGATCAGGTGCAAGGCTTCTTCTTCGTCACTCGGGCCGGCAACTTGGGGTGTTGCCCAAATGGTCCCGGTCCTGACGCGGCTGCGGGCGCGAATGCTGCCGGCAACTACCGGCCGCGCGGCGCTTGGTGTTTGTCCAGTCAATCCGCCCTCACCTAGCGCGATGCCAAAGCCAACGCCGTCGGCCACGGCCTGCGCGATCATGGAGGCAATGCCGGTGCCAACGCTGGCGCCGGCAGACTCGCCCACCGCGCCGCATGTCGCACTGCCAGCACCCAGGGCCTGCGACGTGCTGACAGCGTTGGCATCGGCCTCAACAATGGTGGCGCCTGCTTGTCCATCCTCTGCATCCGCTAGCGCATTTGTGATGCCACTGGCCAGGGCCATGGCGGCTATCACGCTGGCCATATCCACTGCACCGGTCGCGGCCCCGGCGCTGGCGCCAGTTGCCGCCGTCACACCACCCGCAATAGCCGCTGCAGTGTCCGCGCCGGCAGCGCTGGCCGCTACCGCCTGCACCGTGGCGCCAGAGGCCACAGCGGTGTTGGTGCTGCCCGAGGCCGCCGCCGATGCGGCCAGGGTGGCGCTGGCGGCCGACGATGCCGCAGCCGTGCCGCCTGCGGACGCCGTGCCAGCACCAACCGCTGCCGTGCCTGCGGCGCCGGTCGCCAACCCTTGCGCCGATGCAACTCCGGCGTACAGGTAAGCACCGATGCCCGCCGCAGCGCCTGCGCCGGTACTTGCCGATGTTGCCAGGGCAAGCGCCGCAGCCACTGCCGAAGCTGTTGCAGCGCCGGTGCTTGCCGCGCTGCCGCCTGCCACCGCACCACTGGTGCCTGTGGCGGCACCCGTGCCGGTTGCGTTGGCATCCGCCTGGGTGATGACCGTGTTGCTCAGCTCAAGGGCGACGCTGGCAAACGCCGTGGCGCTGGTGGCGCCGTAGGTGATGGTGGTGCCGGTGAAGCCGCTGTCACGGGTGTTGACCTCCAGCCCCGTGGTCGGCGAGCTCTGTGAGACATCCTGCCGCTCTGTCCAGCTTGCGTTCGGGGTGGCAACCGAGCCAGCGGCAGTCTCGTTACCGACCGCGCTCAATGTCATGTTGCCGGTCAAGGCCGCAGCCGGGAAGCTGGGCGCGGGCGTGGTGCTGGCGGCCTGGTTGGCCTGGAACACGCTCTGGCGGACCACGGCGGCCCCAACTTGCGTGGCGCCGGCCACGGCCACCGTGACAATCTCGGCCGCTGTGTTGGAGCCGGTTGCGACCGTGACGGTGGTGGACGTGGTGTTGGGCACCAGGTTGTTGCGCACGAACACGCTGAGCATGTCCGCCGAGCTGTTGTGCAGCGCGGTACCGATCAGCGTATAGGTGCCGCCGGTGTTGCCGTCAGAGCAAGTGGGCGCGGCGTTGGTGTTGCCGGAGGCTTTGCAAAAGACAATCAGCAAATCGTTGACCACCGGCGTGATGGCGGCGCCAGAGCGATCGCCCGTGCCGGATGTACCACCACCAGCGGTGCTGGTGCGGTAGGTGATTGCCACGGTTTAACCCGATCAGTCTTCGGTGATGGTGCTGGTGGTCTTGATGCGCGGGATCACGCCGACGGCCATCGTCACATTGGGCGTCATGGTGCCGCTGTAGAGCAGCTTGCCCGCGCCCGAGGCGGTGTTGACGATACCGAAGTGTGTGATGGGGCCGCCAGCGGACGCGGTGCATTCGCCAAAGTCCACATTGGCCACGGGAGACACGCTGTTGCCGGTGACGGTAAACGCCGCGCTGGAGCGCGCCGCGGCGACCCTGGCATAACCGGTGTAGGCGGCCTCGTTTGTGACGGCCGTGCCGGTCTCGCCAGGATCTCCAGTGTGCAGCGACCAGTACAGCGAGCCAGCCGCCGCCGATTGCAAAATACCGGCTGCGTCGCCAATATTGGTGATCGATATGTTGTTGAAAATCAACTTCATCAGGTCGTTTTCAAAGGTGTCTGACTTGCTCATGGGTTTTTCCTCGCGTTAGGTATTTGTTTCAGTGGCGATGCTGCGCACGATCTGGCCGCGATCGTTGCGCTGTATCTCCGTGCTGGTCTGGCGGGCTGGGAGTTTGGCGGTGACTTCGACTGTGGCGGGGTGGACCTCATTGGTCACATGGATGACAGGGTCAGTGGCGCGCACGTCGTTGGTGATGTTGACCACGGGGGCGGGCACGTTGATGTTGATAGGCACGTCTGACATCCTTTGCGCCATGGCGTCGGCGGCGCGGTTAATGGCTTGGTCCATGTTCTGGCCCACATCAAAGCTGATGGAAACGGGCGACACCGGGTCGCTGCGGGCGGCGTCTTGCGATGCTGCGGCCTTGGGCGCTTGCGGGGCCTGGCCGGTCTGGATCTGCAGCATGATGTCGAGGGTGCCGTCGGCGCGCAGGCGATCGAAGTCGCTCTTGAGTTCGGCAAAGACCAGCTCTGGCTTGTAGCCACGGCGGCGCAGTTTCTCGCTGATGGTGGACAGGCCGCCCGATACTTCGGCCAGGTCGGCCTTGACGTCTTGCTCGGGGTTGACGTAATCCCACTTGGGGGTGGACCAGTCCACGCCATAGTCGGAGGGTCTCATTTTTCCGGCCATGCTGGCGGCATCAACAAAGGCGCGCCAGATGGGCTCGCACAAGCGCGGGATAAGTGTGAGCCACTGCATTTGCTCGGCGTTGCGGCGGAATTCCAACATGCTGACGCGGGCGCTGCTGAAGTTAACCTCGCGCACGTCGCCGGTCAACATTTCGTAGGTGACGCCCATGCCGGCGGCAATGAGGTGGAGCTGGTATTTGACGTACTCAACATAACCGCCGGCGGCCTTGGGTTCGACCACGGTCAGGTTAACGCCGGTCGGAACTTGGGTGATGCCACCGCTGGCCAGGGTGCCGAGTTCGCCGGTGGCGCGCACGGTGCTTTGAGCCTCGCTCTCGCTCATGCTCATGTTGCTGATGTCGCCGCTAGCCAGCACGCTCAGGCGGGTTTCGAGGTTCTTGCGCTGCAGCTCCGCGTCTTCATAAAGCTGCACGTCGCGCACGCGGGCGATGACGGGCGCCAGGCGGGTAAAGCCCCTGCCCTGCCCTGGGCGCTGGGGGGCATAGAGGTGGATGACGCGGTCAGCCGGGACGGGGTAGCTGGCGGCCTTGAAGCGCTTGGCGGAGGTGAGTTCTCCAGGGTGTTGATCCCACAGCCAGTAGTAAACAATTTTGCCCAGCGCGTCGTACTCGATGCCGTTCATGATGGTGTTGCCGCCGTTGCTGCCCATCTTGGCGCTGTCGAGCCAGTCGATCTCCAGCACCTGGAGCTGCAGCGGCACGGGCAAACCATCCTCGGGGCGGCGGGCGCGCAGGCGGATGAGGACTTCGCCATCTTGCTCCATGGCGCGGTAGGCATTGGCCTGCAGGCCGTAGAGGTCAAGGCGGCCGTCGGCGTCGCAGACTTTGGCCCACTCGTTCCAGAGCTTGTCCACGGCGGTGGCGTTGGTGGACAGGCTGCGCGGGGCGATGCCGGTGCCGATGGTGTTGGCTACCAGCGATTCAAGACCGCGCGAGATGTAGGGGACGTTTTGCACCAGGGCGCGGGCCCGTGTGCGCAGACTGGCACCGTCTGCCAGGTGATCGGTGTTGGCACTGGCGCCACCACGGCGGGGCCGCCAGCCGTCTTTCTGGCTGGCGCCTTCGTAGGCGCGCACCAGCATTTCACGGGCGCGCAGGCGACGCAGGCCGGCGTTGGGGTCGAAGTAGCCGACGAAGCGATCGACCAGGGTGGAGGCAATGCTGGCCATGCTCAGAAGCCTCGCGCCGTGGTAAAGCGCACGGCATAGGAGCCGCGCCGAACGGCGGTGTTGGCCTCTATGGTGGCGGCGGCGAGTTCGGCCCGGATGACGTCGCGGGCCTTGATCAGATCATCAATGCTGCGGTACATGACCATGCGCCCGGCGACCTCAATCTTGAGCTCGCCAGAAGCCACGGCCGCGTTGACGGCGTCGAGGTCGGTTTGAGTGAATGCCATGGTGTGATCTCTTTGGGGGCCGTGTTTGAGCGCTCACGGTAAACCCCTGTCTGTCTCATTTCCCGGAAAACTGAGACGGTTTTATTTCTGGTGCCGGCTGCTTGAGGCAGCGGTACACGGTTGCGCGGCTGATGCGAAGGGTGCGCGCGACCTCGGTTGCGTTGCGGCCGTTGAAGAGGGACAGCACCTTGGCGACTAGTTCCTGCCTAGCCGATGCGGGGCGCCCGGCGATGTAACACTCTTCGCCTTTGAATTCGGCACGCACCGCGGCTTTGAGTTTTGGGACGGTGTTTTTTTGCGCGAGCGCGCCTTGCTCAATGGCGCGCGCTAGGACTGGGTCGGACAAGATGTAGTCAAAGATGCGGTCCACCAGGTCGGGCTCGACGCAGAGTAAGGTTTCAATTGGGACGCTTTTGGGTGGCATGGTTACCAATCTCTGGAGAATGATCTGGCGGGCGTCACTTCCTTTGGAAAAATTGACGCTGGTGTTGTTTCTTTCTTGACCGCGATTTGCGCGCCATCTTCGTTTTTCGTCGGCGCAAATAAGTCAGGCTCGCGCGGGGAAAACTTGGCCTCGCGGCGCGCCCATCCCGGCTCGCGATATGTCTGGATACCGAGATGGCAGGCTGCGGCGTAGGCGTACACCATGCAGTCGCCCCCCTCTTCACGCTTGCCGGCCGGGGTGATCCAGCGCATTGCGGCCTTGCCTTGAACCACGATTGGCATGAGGCGGGCAGCGGTCATCTGCTCGTATTCGTCAGTGATCTGCAGGGCCTTTGGCGTGTGCACGTAGCCGGGGCCAACCTGGGTAATGCGCATGCGGCCATATAGCA